CTGCGTCGTCTGGCCGTCCGAGATCTGACCCTCCGCCGTTCGCGTCACTCCCGCTGTGTCCACTGTCGTCTCGTCGGGCATTTGCTTGTTCCTTATCGGTTTGCTCACGCATCATTTGGATGTATTGATCGGGGGCCCATCGCACCACGTCAGTAAGAAGTTGCAGACCCACACTTCGCTTGCCTTCATTAAACGCACCAGATAGCGCTTCACCCGTGAAGGTTGTGGAGAATATGGCGCAGTCGGCAAGGATAGAATGCACCCAATTCCTGCCACCAGGAGAAGCCATGAGATTAAAAATAACAACGCGACGCTCTGCTTCAGCGTGCTTAGCAGCGCGGGTTGCACGACGAAGGGCTCGGAGGTCGGCTGCGTTGTAGGGGTCATTCACCTACGATCTCCCTGCGCATCCAGACTTGGGCGTTGGCACCAGTGACAAACATTTGAAACACTTCCCAGCCGTCTTGGCCGAAACGGTTGAGTGCAGCGGTGGCTTCCTCGGCTGTGCTGTAACCGAGGTCCTTGACTAGTTCATTTCTGTATTCAAACCGTTTCATGCCGCACCGGTTAGTTTGGTGAGGAGGGAACCGGAGCCGGGCTGGGCTTCGGAGAGGGTTTTGGCTCCTGCGGCTAGCTTCTGTGCGGTGTCGGCTTGGGCGGCCTGTTGAGCTTGCTGGGCTTGCGCTGCGCGTTGCTGGCGGATCGCAGCCAACTGAGAAGGCGAACGAATGAGTTTGGGATCATTATTGTATAGGTGCGATACCTTATCGAGCCCATAGTCAATGTCAACGTTATCAACAGCTGCAGGGTCAATTCCGGCGAGCGCACCCACCATGTTGAATAGACGTTCAATCCCAGAGGCTTGATTCGCATTTTGGGCCAACTCAATCATGGAGGTGAATTCGATGGTGAGGTGCTTGCCTTGAGCCTCTGCTGGCGCTGGCGGCAAGATGCCTGCACGCGACGCAATGCCGAAGACCCGATCGTGTATCTTGGCAAATCCCTCATGATTGAGTCGCTCAAGCACTGGACCGAGCATGAGCATTGCTTCGGCACGGCGAGCGTCGATTTCGGTAGCGGTGACGTTCGAGCGCGTTTCGAACTGGGAGATGACTTTGAAGAGGTCATTGTAGAAGGTGCTCCCGATGCGGGCTCGGACTTCCCCAAGCTGCTCCCGCATTTCGTTGACCTTGGGATCAACGGTGTAGACCGGAGCGAAGCCGGTTTTGCCCTGAGCGATCATGCCGGAGACGTAGGTCACGCCACCAGGGAGGAGAGAAGCGGGTTGGTTCTTCAACTGGACATCAGCGATCATCGGAGGGTTGACCATTTTGTCAATGCCCTGCGAGAGCCGCTTGGTTTCTAGTTGCAGCTGTTTGATATCGGGTAGAGCGTCCATACCAGGGGATCGACCGTACGCATCATTAGATACGAGATCCCATCGTGTGACGATGGCGGGTGACTCATGAAAACCTCGCTTGCGGAGTAGACCCGGGCTGTACGATGAGCCTCCTTGAGGAGATGCAGAGCCACCCCACTCCCAATAGCATTCTCTATAGGCGAAGGATTCTGGGACACCGTAGGTCCTTCCGTCGATGTTGGGTTCCACCACGTGGGCGATGACGAGCTCGCGAGTTAGCGAGGTGCCGCCTTGGGCCCAGAGGGAGGCCGTGGAGGGGGAAAGGTTTTCGACTCCGAACTCTTCCGCCGCCTGCGAAACAGTGTAAGTAAACTCCCGAGCAAAGATGCAAGGGCGAAGTTGACCATCGTTATCAACGTAATACTCACCCAGACAAGGATTGACGCATCGGATGACATTGTCGAAGTCCTCGTAGATGAGCATGGAGGCTGTGCCGAAGACGACGAGGTCGTGGTAGAAGATGGCTAGGGCATCATAGAAGTTGGACTCAAGAAGAACCAGGCCAATGATGCGTTCGACCTCGGCGAGCCACAAGGACACAGGCGAGGTTTGCGTGGAATCCAATCGCCCTAGTTTGTATCGAAACCACCTCTTGGTAGGATCGCTGCAACCCATCATCATCCCAGCGGATAAGTTCCGTGCAGCCATGGAGCCAGTTGAGTCCAGAATGTGAGCGTTGATCGGGGAGCCTCGAGCCATCTGATTTGGGGTGATTATCCATTTGTACCTCCGGGGGAGTATGTAATCGGCGAGCTCACGCCAGTGCACCCACCAGGAGAAGCGGTTCACCCGAAGGCCGATAAGGCGGGATTCGGAGGCTCGGCGGAAGGCGATTTCAGGATCGGCAGCAGGGCCGGGAGCAAGACGGTTGGTTGCGCGGCGCACCTTTGCCCGAGCCTCAGGGGAGAGGTTGGGGTAGGTAGAGGTGGCTGCAGCGGAGCCGTATTGCACTACTTGGGTTCCTTTGTGGGGGGCTTTTCAAAACGACCCTGGCGGTGCATTTCGGCCAGGGCCATAAGGAGCGCTGGCTCAGAGGGCATAGGCTGAGCGGGAGCGGAGGGCTGGTTCTTGGTGATCGGGACTACGGGCATCTGCGGCTCGGAGAGTAGGTCGGAAGACATAAGGCCCTGCGCCCGTAGCCTACTCCCCGCAGATAGCCGAGATAGCCTCCTCGCTGTGTGTGCGTGACCCATGTCCTGTGCGCAGGCTTGTGGACAAGGTGCTGAGCGCCAAGTGCGATGAAATGTTGCTCAGCGAAGCAAGTCGCCCCTATGTCCCGGGGGCTTGCGTCGGTGGGTGCGTCAGCTAAACGCACCCGTTTCCCTAGCCAGGCACCAGCCCATTTGCAGAGGCACTCGATTGGGAGGGATTTGTTCATGCGCCAAGCAACGTTTTCTGGCCCGTGTTAGAGGGATTGGCGGAAAGCTGCGCACCGAGGAAGGTGGGCTGTGAGGCCTTGGCTTTTGGCTTTTGCCCAGGGGCGGTCTGTGCACCGAACGCGGGTGGGGCCGCAGGGGTGGTTTGGGGAAGCACCGGTGCCGGGGGCGTGGGAGTGGGGGCGGAGAGGCTCATGCGGCTTCAGCCTTAATCGGAGGCAGGGTGTCGACTATATAATAAAACCCAGCTTTTTCTCGGCTATCCTGAACTTGAGTCCTAACAACCAAGGTTCCGTCGTCGAGAGTCCAGGCTTCGCATTGGTCGTTCTTCCATTGGGCGATCATGCGTCCTCCAGTTCGAAGGTGCGGTAGGGATCGTATTCGTGCTCGACGAGGGGCTTGCGGACGTGCTCGCCACCTGCGAATTCATGCGGGGCCAAGGCGTGCGCGAAGGTGGTGACGAAGGCATCGATGTCGTCAAGCTCGAGATCGGGCTCGAGCTTCAGCATGTCCTCTTTGGAGATCAGCTGGATTTCATCGCGCTTGTTGATGGTGTATTTGATGGAGGAGAATTGGCGAAGGAGATCTGGGTCGTTGGGGATGCAGCCGGTTTTGAGCCACGCGCGCGCTGCGCCGTACATTCCGGAGCGCTTGTTTGCGTAACGCTCACCTTGGCTGCCCCAGGTGTGGTGCGGAGTGTCGTCCTTCGCACCGAACTGGACTTCGTAGCAATGGAGGGCCTTGGCGCGGATTTGGTCGACGACGCCCCCACCCACACCACCACCGTCGATGAAAATGCCGTCGGCGTGGTAGGTGAAGTTGGCCTCAAAGATCCGATCGGAGAGTTGAACCGTGCTCAGTCCTTGGTAACGCTGACGTTCATACGTACGGGCATCCCGCCCTTTGCGAGGATAGATAACTGAAGAATTCTTCCCATAACGCGCAACGTCCACACCGAGTGCCAGTGGGTCGGTAATTCCGGATGTCGTATCGCGCTGTGCTGCAGCTTGAACATCTTCGTTCGAAAAGAATTCCATCTCGCCAACGCGCGGGAACTGGCCGTAGATGCGGATGCGGCAGAAGTCGGAATCTTCGCCATAGGCGGTGATCCACTTTGCGATTTGGGTTTTGTTGGTGAAGCGAACGGTGCGGGAATCGATCTCGGTGGAGTGCCAATAGGTGGAGAAGGCGCCGCCCGGGAAGCAGTCTTTGAAGCGCCCCACGTTGCGGGTTGGGTTGCCGAAGACCAGCCAGATTATCTGCGTGTCCTCATCGGTGAGCGCGCCTTCGGAGGTTTCCCAGATTACGTTTGGGATGGCGGAGGCTTCGTCGAAGATGAGGAGAATTCGTTTGCCTTTATTATGGAGCCCCGCGAAGGCCTCGGTATTGCGCTCGGACCAAGGGACCATGTCGATGCGCCAAGTGCGCTCCCGTTCGGGGTGGAAGAGCGAGGTGGCGGTGAGCTTGAACAGATCCTTCGCGATGAAGAGATGATACCACTTGCCAAGCTCCGCCCAGGTTTTGGTTTTCAACTGGGTCTCGGTGTTGGCGGTGATCACGCCCTTGGTGTCGGTCATGGTGGAAATGGCCCAGAGGATGATCCAGGCAACGCAGCACGACTTTCCAACCCCGTGGCCGGAAGCGGTGGCCTCTTGGATCGCAGCCTCGGCGGTGATGAGGCCATCGCGGATGCGGCCTAGGAGGGCCTTCTGCCATTCCTCAGGGCCGATTTCGTCGGCGAGCCGCCCAGGCTGCCCCCAGGGGAACGCACCCATAACGAACGCAAATGGATCCTCAGAGACCGAAGCGAGCCAGGCAATAAGTCGTGGGTCGAAGTTGGCGTCCACCCCTAGAACCTCCGGGGGACGAGTAAGGAGGCAGGTCGATCTTCTTGGACGCTGCGCGCCCTCACAGCAGGTCGGGGAAGAACCTCCCCACGAGGCTCCTCCCCTTCCTGCGGCGCCGAAAGTTGAGGGGCTGGTGGAGGTGTATGGGTGGCGGCACCAGCCCCTCCCTCACGGGAAGGATCGGGGGAGGACAACTTCCCGGAGACGAGCTTTGCGCTGCGGGATCGGTCGATGGCTTGGTCCAGCTGCGCTGCGAAATCGACATTCACGTTGATGTTTGTTGCGTGCTTCCCGAAGCCGACGCGGTCTGCGGAGAGCTCGAAGATCTTCGCGGACTCACGGACGGGCATGCGTTCGTCGGCGTCTTCGTAATAATTCAGGGTATCCTGCATCGCCATGGCGGAGCGCAGGGCGTTCTGCACCGAGACGCTGCGAAGGAGCGCGATCTCATCAAACCCCGCCATCTCACGGACGTGGTCGTGATTACGAAACTGCGCCACGAGGTTCTGCATCGCTGGGTCGAGGGAAAGCTGGCCGACTCGCTCGGGGGTGTAATCCAGCCGCGCCGCGATCTCATTCCGCGTGAGCCCTGCAGCGATGTACTTCGCAAGCAGCCGATGACGCTCCTTGATGCGCTGCAAGGCAGGGCGCCGATCTTCATCGGGGATGTATCCCCCCTTAGGCCGCCCGCGCGTCCGCGTCATATCTCGGATCCTCGGGGCCCAGCCCCTCCATGAATTTCAACTTCGGCAGGGACGGCTTCCCACGCTTCGCCACAGCCTCATCCTCCGCGACCAGCTGGCGCAGCGAATGCGGTTTGCTCCGGCTCCGCTTGCCCCACATCTCAACGTACATCTCGCGCACCTCTTTCAATTCTCCCACCATTATGCACCTCCAATCCACCGAAGTCAAGAAGAAAGGGAGGGGCGAAAAGTAAATTTTAATATTTTTGCGCGGAGGGGTAGTGGGCCGCCGACGAGGGCCGATTTTTGGGGGTGGGGGTGGCTCGCGGCCTGTGGCATGGTTCTTGCACGGCACGGCGAATGTGCATGGCTGCCCAGTGAAATGAGCATGGCGCCCACGGCCTGCCTGTGCTATGATCGGGTTGTCGATCGGGCAATCCCTGTTCCGATCCATAGGAGAGCAAGATGAGCGATGCGAATTGGATGGACATTGACGTTGAGACGCTGGACGTTGAGGCGCAAAAGGCGTATGGGGAGTACAAGGCAGCGCAGCGCAAGGCAGCGGCATTACGCGAGGCGTTCGAGGCGACTGCGGTGGCGAGCTTGGACATTCCGCAGGGCAAGCGGATGGTGTTTGGTTATCGCTTTGGCAAGCTTAGCGCGGCACTTGTGGAGGATGATCGCAAGCCGGCCAAGACGAAGCAAAGCAAGGGCAGCTTGGCGGACTTCCTGGCGGCGCAGGTGAGCGGTGGCCATGCGTCGTAGGTCACGGCGAAGGGCCTTGGGCCAAGTGTGGCGAGCGTTGCATCGGTATCAGTGGTTGAAGTATCGATACGGCTAGACGACGATACATCATGGCAAGTCAGCGGGCAAAATGTGCCCGCTTTCTTGCGTTCTGCGTGTTCACGGTTTGATCTAAAACGCCTTGGCGAGGTCGCCGGTGCGTTTTAGCTCAGGCCGCTAGGTGGGTAGCGGGGCGAGGTGACCAGCGCACCACAGGTCACGGCTGGCGGAATGGAGGGCATCGTGGCAGCGGAGGCCAACCCTGGTGCGGTCTGGTCTTACCCTGGTGTGATCCTGGTGTGACCCTTATCGGTAGTGATAGTCTAGTTACGTCTCCTAGGGCACATTGGCAGAAGGTATTGAAACATTCGGATAGTGTTCCTTATGATAAAAAAAAAAAAAAAAAAAATTAAGAACAGTAAGACCCGCCCACTCCGCGAAAATCGAGCTAGGAGGCCATAGAGGCTGGACTAGGCTATCACTACCGATGAGGGTCAGATGAGAATGAGATGAGGTAGGATGAGGCGGGATAAGAGTGGACTAGGTGCGTGGGAACATTCGCAGCGTGCGGAGCGTAAACCATCGGTGTGATGCACGCAGCGCGTTGCGATTGTTGTTGTAAATGTCGGCGAGTGGTGATATACTTGTGGTTGAAATCGGGGACTAGCAAATGACACTAGCACGAAACGGGATATACGATACACTGTATCAGCTTGCGGTTAAGCTAGCGAAGAAATCAGTGCGTGCGACTATGGTTGAGCGTGGTTATGATCCGGCAGACTTTTCACCGTATGATATAGCTAAGTCTGCTAGGATATTGGTTGATAGTGATCCTAAGTGGATTGAACAGGCAAAGCGGAGATTGAAGATATGACCAAAGCGGAAGCAATATTGCCGGGAGCGCGAACGATACCTATCACCTCTACCCCTATATCTTGGACACCCTCGGAGCAACTCGAACGGTTGATAGACAGCCAAGGGCTTGGGAGCGTGCTTGAAATGATCCGGGAGATTTGCTATGAGAAGGCGAGCCATATTGCAACGGAATGGCAGGATATGCCCCTTGCAAAGTGGTGGATTGCTAAGGCAATACGGGTTAATAGCGTTGTGCAATCCATCCGATAAGCAGGAGAGACCAAATGTCAGCAATCATCACCGGAGCCATGCTCCTACTAAGCGTAGCCGTGACGGCCTACGTGTGGGCCATCCTGATAACGATGGGAGAGTGACTATGCTTATGATCCGCGTTTCTTCTGGATTTCTTTATGTGTACCATAAAGCAACCACCGCTGAGCAGCTTCGTATGATTGGTAATGGCTACAGGCCATATGAGTGGGAACTTGAACGCGACCCGCTGCGTTATCAATACGCTCGCGGTGAACTTGCACCGCTCTATCCGCTTCCTGTGCTTCGCTAAGATTGCAAGCCCTAGAGCATCTACACGGTGCTCTAGTTCGTGCAACCCTAGCACACCCATTGGCAGCAATAGGAGGGAGTATGAAAGAGTCCTAGGATGCCCTTGGCCCAATCAAAAGGAGTCGTCAATGCCTATGATAGCAGTTGCTATCACCAAAGCGAAGAAGAACATAAGCGTGGACACCGAGGCCTTCTCGGATGAAATCTACGCAGCGATTTTTCAGGAAGGCCTTAAAACCCTCCTGAATAAGAACATGAGCAAGATCACGGTCAAGGACCTTGATGGTGATGATCTTGCCGAAGCGCAGTCCGCCGCCCTTGCAAAGGGCGAGGAAAACCTCAAGAACCTTGTCGAGGGTAACCTCAAGAAGCGCAAGGCTGCGGCTAAGGAAGGCCGGGAGGTGACTACTGAGGCCCGGCGCTTGGCACGTGAGGCGGTGAAGGCTGCCTTCCGTGAGGCGGGAAAGAAGATCACTGGCATTAAGTCCAGTGTGATTACAGCCGCGGCGGATGAGCTTATCGCCGAGGATGAGTCCTATCTCGTTAAGGCACGAGAGAATGTTGCGAAGATGAAAGCTCGCGAGAGCATCATTGCGAAGCCAAAGGAAGGCACTGCGTTGGCTGATCTTATTGCCTCCGCGGAAACCGCCAAGCCTAAGGTCGCGCCTACGAGGAAGAAGAAGGACACCGCTACTGCGGAGGACGTTGCAGCGGCTGTGAAGGTTGCTAAGGGCAAGGGCAAGCCTGCCCAAGCCACCGCGCACTAATCGTTAAGTGGAGTCATGACCACTTAATCTTGCGACCGGTTGCATTCTATATCGAGGCATTGGAAGGCGGCCTATGTCCTTCTAGCACGATCTAGCATTTCTAAAGCTAGCTGCTGATCGAGGAATGTCCTGGGTATGACGTAAAACTGCCCATTCTTAACGGAGGTTGCAATGTTTATCATCGTACTTGGTAGTGCTGTGTTTGGAGGGCTACGCTTCTTTGGGCCTTTCGAATCTATAGACGACGCACGGTGCTACGCTGAACATGTACTACCACTGACTACTGTGGGGTCATGGGACATTACCAGCTTAGAACGTTCTGGTGATGCGATGGACTACAAAGCACAACCTATTCCCTGTCGTAGGGCAACGTAGGAGGACTGTTATGTATATACATTCGGAACTTAGGATGGATGATCACGGGGATCATCCCGAATGGGCCAAGATCAGCGATCTAAAAGCCGGGGACATTGTTGATCTTCACGGCTTTGACTGCGCAAGTGGGCCAGTCACGCTCGAATACGATGAATACCATGGGGAGTTGTACTTCCCTTGTGCTAAGGGCAAGCATTTCGTCTCTGGACAGCTTGATGCTGATGGGAGTCTTGTTGGCATCACTATCCGCCCAGCCACTACTATCGTTCCTACCACCCAGGAAACCATTCCTACCACAACCCAGGAGTCCCCTTCCATGTCTTTCAACGCCGACGACGCCACCTCCGTGTCCAAGTTCTTCCAAGGTCTTGCGGACAGCGTGATCCAGGCTTCCACTCTTGCGAAGGAGGTGGAGGAGCTTCGCAGCGTGGTCGAGCAGCTTAAGCACGATGTCGAGGTGTATCGTGAGACCACCGCCCGCCTCGATGAGGAAGTCCAGCGGCTTCGCACGGAGCGCCAAGCCCTTCAGGATGAGAATGCACAACTCCGAGCCGACCTTGACAAGGAGCGCAGCGATCACGCCACAACGGCTAATCTGCATAGCATCGCTGTTGCCACGGGAGATAACTGGCACAATCAATTCATCGCCACGGCCCAGACCCTTGATACCACCAAGAGGGAGCGTGACGATGCACAACTCAAGATCATGGAATTGGAGGATGCCCTTCGGAATATGTCGGAAGCTAGAGATCATTGGTTCAATACCGCCAATGATGTTCAATCGAAGTTGAATTCAGTCAAGGTTGCCATCGCAGCCTGATCCAATCCTAACACAATCAGGGGAGGGAGCAATCCCTCCCCTTTTTCATATGGAGGTTACAATGGAAATCGCCTTTCTTCCACCGTCTCCGCCCGACGATGACACCGAGACTGAGCGCCTCCTGCGAGCGGTCCTGCAAACCATGAGGGATATCCGTGTTATCCTTTTGCGATTGTCCCCGACCAGACCATATCAGCCGGACTAGGTTAGGGATTGTTCTTGACTTTCCTCGCGTTATCAGGTATAATGGTACCTAGAATGGAGGACAGCATGTCTAAAAGAATTGAATGTACACTTCTTGGCCGGATGATAGGAACCGCAACAGGTTGGGATGATAGTGGGGAAATGGATTTTGTGCTTTATGATTTCATCCCCGACCCACGCGTGAATATTCCACCGGGGGACTTGTCAGTCGAGATCACTAAGGGGCTCTTTTCACACTATAACGACGATGGTGAAGTTGTGTGGGATCAGGATATTATCACTACATTGAAAGACTTGTCATGACTTGGCGCAAGCTTGAGGCTGAAATCATTTCCATTCTTCGGGAGAATAACTTCACCCTCATCCGCGGAGTAGACAGCGGAGATACGTTTGTTCGTCTTGATTATGACCTACCAATGGTTTTCTCTCTAACAACCTTCGCGAAGGATCTTGCGCAGCGATTGGAGCTTGAATCATGATCAAGTTTTTGGTTGGGTTATTAATCGGATCAACGGCTGTGGCTTACGGCCAGACACCGGCTGTGATGCAGAACTACATACTCTCTCTTGCAAGCGGAGTCACACCGCGAGGGATCACGAAAGGTCCCATTATCGTGGATGACGGTGGCCACGTTATTTGCAGTAAGGAAACCGCACAATGATAGCTCCAACCTTCGCAAACTCCCCATCCTATTCCTGCCGAATCTGGCACGATCGAGGGGCGATTTATGTTGAACTGGCCAGCGGGCTTATCACGAAGTTTGATAAGACTGAGGGTGCCCTATCAAAGGTTCTCAAGCTCCTTGATCGCGAATCCCGTAACCAACCCACCAACGGCCGCTCACGGGCAACCTTCCCTATGGAGCCCAAACGGGTCAAGCCGGAAGTGTCGGTTGAGTCGAAGTCCAAGGCCCTGGAAATCTTGCGTAGGAAGGGAATCCTCTAATGACTTACGATCAGTTTGTTGAGCTAATCAACATGCCCGCAGTATTAGTTATCATATTCTGCATTGTATTCATGGGCACTTTTGGAATTATTTGGATTGTGAAAAAGCTGCAAGGAAAGGACCTGTTCGAATGACCAACCGCCTCCCTTATGAAACCATCGGCGGGGCTATCTCCGAGGCCGATACCTTCGCTCAGCTTCTTGAGCACCTCCGCATGGCCGAGGAGGCGGCTTACATGATCGGGCACCTCAACAAATCCAATGACCAACCCATTCGTGGGCAGGGCTTCCTTGCCATCGGGGAGATGCTAAAGCTAACCCAAATCAACGTCACCAAGCTCGCAACTGCCTCGGTAAGGAACCTTCGACAATGACGGAAACGATAATTATCGGCCTTTTGTTCGTTTTTCTGACAGCCGCTGCCACGGCGGTCAATATCTCCGAGCACCGCCGCCGTGCTCTCCTAACGCCAGCCGAGAGGTCTGCGGAAGATGAGGAATCCAGGCGCGAATCGAGAATATGATGACCCTCGAATCCCTCATCCTCTCTCTAAACTCCACCGGCTGGCTGCTTGGCTCACTCTGCCAACTCGCCAGAGGGGATTGGTACGTCTGTGTGATTGATGATGAGGGCTTTGCACACTCGGCCACGGCTGAGGATCCGTGTGAGGCAATCTTATTCGCAATCGAGCGCCCCCCGATGGGGAGGGTCTACTCCAGGGTTATAGGAATGTTGGAGGATAGCCAAGGCACTCCCGTAGATAAGATCGACCTCGTTGACCTTGGGTTGAAGGTCCGACGGGAACCAATCAAGAGGAGATTTTAGATGCTCTCCCCATCCACACGCCTAGCCCCCACCGATGAGCAGGCTGCTATCCTTGATTCCGCTCGCGCTGAGGGCAACCTTCAGATCAACGCCCTCGCGGGCACTGGCAAAACCGCCACGCTGAAGATGATTGATGGTGTCCTTGGTCGCAAATCCAATATCCTCTACCTTGTGTTCAACAAACGCAACGCTGACGAGGCAATCGACTCCGGTGAGTTCTCCTCCACAACCAAGATCAAAACCCTCAACGGATGTGGGCACGGGATTTGGCAATCCGCCCAAGGCCACCTAACCCTCAACCCAAAGAAAACCATGGAGCAGTTCCGTGAGCATATCTCCGCGTGGTCCAAACCGGATCAATCCGATGCGTGGGCGGAATTGTCTATGGTACGACAAGGAATTGAACTCGCCAAAGCCTTGGGTTATATCCCTGATGGCAAGTATCCCAATGCTAATCGCCTATGTGATTGGGATGCTCTGGCCCTTGCTCTTGATGAGCCTCCTTCCCCACTAGCCAAGGATCTAATCGATGCCCTCCTCATCCTCTCTATCAAAACGGCCTATCGGGGATACATTGACTATAACGATCAAATATACATGCCCGCGTTGTTCGGAGGAACATTCCCTAGATTTCCATGCGTCATGGTTGACGAAGCTCAGGACCTTTCTCCCGTTAACCATGCGATGCTCGACAAACTTGCCAAAGAAAGGCTCATCTCTGTTGGTGACCCTTGGCAGTCTATTTACGGCTTTCGTGGTGCACGGCAAGAGGGAATGCATTATCTTCGTGAGAGATTTGCCATGTCCGTCTCTGATCTCTCCATCTCCTTCCGCTGCCCCGAAGCTGTAGTTCGTTCCGTCCATTGGCGCGTTCCGCATTTCAAATGGTCCAAACCCGGAGGCTTTGTTGGAGAGCTTAAAAACCCCACCCTCGGAGGAATCCTCGACAACTCCGCGATTATCTGCCGCAACAACGCGCCGCTATTTCGCTTGGCCCTACGCTTGCTTGGCGCTGGCCGCAGCGTTCGTGTGCATGGTTCTGATATGGGGCCAAAAGTGGCCGGGATTATGCGAAAGCTGGGACCGGAGGACATGTCTCAAGACTCCACCCTCTCCGCGATAGAGGATTGGGAAGGGGAGCGGCTGGAGGCTGGGAGCAAAACCTCCAAGGACATCGCGGACTGTATGCGGGTCTTTGCCCACTATGGGCCGACGCTGAAGCACGCCCTAGCCTATATCGAGCATCTCTTTGAACAAAAAGGCACAATCGACCTCCTCACCGGGCACAAGGCGAAGGGCCTGGAATGGGATCGGGTCTATTTCCTCGATGAATGGATGATCGGTCCGGAGGAGCAGGAGATGAACCTTCGCTATGTGATCATGACCCGTGCGAAAAACGAACTCTTCCTCATCAACTCAAGGGACATTCGATGACTCAGATGCCGGAGGTAGTTAATCACATAGTATGGTTTATCAACCATTGGGCATATGACCCAAGTGGTATCTGGAAACGCTTTCGAGTTGCGATGAGCCCCGCTGAAATAGAGGTTTACAAGGCCTACTGTGCCGATTGCAACCTTAATTTCCTCTACGCAATCCGTGGTGTGCCGATCATAACCGAAGCCCATCCCGAGGACCCACAATACTACTTGGAGTACACCCACAAATGACAGCCCCCACCACCCGGCTCTCTTACGGCGACGCCTACGATGCCCTTGATCGGGCGAAGGATGACCTCAAGGGAATCCGAATTAAGTTCTCTGACTACGCTGCGGCGTGTACCTTCCGCTCGAGGTTGCACTACGCACGCACCGTGGATCGGAGGGATAATACCCAGATCTACGACGAAGGTGATCCCCTTTATGGCCGCTCAGTCTACGATCCCCTCGTCGTGCGAATCAAAGAAGATACCGAGGGTGCGTGGTGGGTCTATGTCGAGCACGCCTCGATCGACTCCATGATCGTTGAAAGCCTATCGGAACTTGACGATGCAGCCGAATAACGCCGCGGCAGAAATGCGAAGATGGCAGATGCACCATCTTCAAATGATTTGGAAAGGCTGGTGTGAGGATCCCAAATGCCCGAACAATATAAACTATGGACTAAAACCGGGAGCAACGCTGCGTATCAAACTTCCGCCGAAACCCTGGAAAATCCTAGGGTCCGAGAAGGAATGACTCCCTCTCGCTGATGATGGCAGGTCCATTGGTTCCGTAGAAGGACTGTTCAACCGTATCCGCGGTTATGTTTACCCTGACACCCCAGGGGTAGGCCCAACCATCTTGCCCCTGGGGGCTTAAAGGAGAGCCAATGAACGATCTAAACGAAGTCATGCGCCGCCTCGCCGAGGGTATCCCACCCTCCCCACCGGAGATTGAAATCATCGTGGCTGATATCCGTCGCCAACGTGCGATCTACGAATCCGGGGGGAAGAAGGCTCGCTCAGTCGATGACGATGCCCTCGCGGATGTGATGAAAGTGATCAAAGGGGCGCAACCGCCGAAGGCACCACTCAAGAGGAGGTTTTGATGCAGAAAAAAGTAACAATAGATATCACTTTTAAGGGTGTTCCTGGAAGTGGTAAGACTAGAGCCCTTCGTGCTATGATTCAAGGGTTGAAAATGTCAGACGCTTTCACTGTCAAAGAAACTGTAGGCTGTATTGGATCGAACGGAGAGGAGTTTCAACAACTTGAAGTTGAACTCCTTGATCCGCGATGAGGCTCGCCTTCACCTATCGTGCAGCACGTCGTAACCTACACAAAAAGGAACACCTTATATGGACCCCGCAGTCACACTACCAACACCAGAAGGCAAAAGCGCCCCCTCCCCCTTCCTCCCAGGCACCGATATCCAATTCGCCCTCGATTCGACGAGTATAGGGTATTTCAAAACCTGCCCGAGGCTCTACTATTACATCATGATCGAGGGCTGGCAGTCGAAGGACGAATCAGTGCATCTCAAATTCGGGATCCTTTATCATGCGGCGCTTCATAACTACGACATCCTTCGACTTGAAAATCATGACCATGAAGAAGCTGTTTTTCAAGTCGTCCGGTGGCTTTGTGACAACCGTGAGGACTACCCGGACGTTTCAGAGGCTAAACCCTCTATTCGTGCGAAGTCATTTGAATCACTGCTCCGTACTGTGGTATGGTATTTGGATAAATATCCCCGTGAAACAGATCCGGCGGAGACGGTAGTGCTGGAGAATGGGAAGCCGGCTTGTGAGCTTAGCTTCCGGCTGGAGTTGGATTGGGGGCCGCAACGGCACAATCCAGCTGAGTTTGGCCATAGTCCTGGAATGGAGGCTCTTGATCTTGTCCAACCCTACCTCCTCTGCGGCCACCTCGACCGTATAGTCAACTTCCAAGACAACCTCTTTGTCATGGATCGAAAAACCACAACCTCAGCGTTGACTGCTTACTACTTCGATCAATGGTCGCCGAACAATCAAATGTCCCTCTACTCCATCGCGGGGCAAATCGTAATCGGCTCCCCGGTGCGCGGTGTAATCATCGACGCTGCGGAGGTGAAAGGGGAGAATTCAAAATCCGCTGGTTATTCAGAGTTCGCACGGGGGTTTACCTTCCGCACCCCAGATCAGAATGAAGAATGGCTGGCCGACCTTCGTGTCTGGACCTCTGCCATGGAAGCCTGTGCGACCTCCGGAAGCTGGCCCATGAACGAGGCATCCTGTGGAAACTATGGAGGGTGCAAATTTAGAGAAGTCTGCTCCAAGTCCCCCAGCGTTCGTCAGAACTTCCTCAAATCCGAATTCACAAGAGGTGAGAAATGGAATCCCTTAAAGGCGAGGTGAAGCTCCCTCGGCAGCCGGAGAAGGTGCGTATTCACTTCACCGGCGAGAAACGTGATGTGGACCATTATATGAATTGGGTTGACCGAGTCATCACAAATGGTTCCTACGCTCACGTAGTGCGCCAGAACAACGTTCTTGTAATCTACCCAGGAGCCGTCAATGACTGAGCCCCGCCTCCGCTACAAACTCATTCTCGGTAAGTTCGCCGTGGGAAAGGTTAACGAACGCGGGGCTTTCCTTGAGTTCTCCATCGAGCTCCCAGGCCTGGGGCGGCTCATTTGCACCGGGCCAAAAGCCGATGTCCACGAAGGCGACCTTCTTACACTCTACACGGAGATCCTAGCAAATGCCCAGTCTAGCTCAGCACCAGTCGAATGAATATACAAAATTATTAATAGAAGGAGACTCCAAAAGTGGAAAAACTGGTAGCCTTGCTTCTCTCGTTACCGCAGGATACAAGCTACGAATTCTCGATTTTGATAACGGGCTCGATGTGCTCAAACAATTTGTCCTTCGAGACTGTCCAAATAACATCAATCACGTCGAATTCCGAACTCTCCGAGATGATCGAAC